CATATGCTTCAGGTAAGTATGCAATAGCACAATGTGATAGATGTGCATTTGAGTATCCTCTCAATCAATTAAAAAAAGAATGGAATGGTCTCAAGACTTGTCCAGAGTGCTGGGAACCTAAACATCCTCAGCTAGAGCCGCTTCCTCATGTAATGGATCCAGAGGCTTTATATGAGCCTAGACCAAACACTGATAAAGAAGTGGGTGAAGGATATGTAGTTGTTATCTATACAAATATTTATGAACAACATTACATGAGCTCAGATATTGTAGGATCAAACTTTTTGGTTCCACAATCAACAGGAGACATTGGAACTATAACTGTCAGCACAGATGGATCAGTATCGCCAAGCCCAAGTCCTACTCCGAGCCCAACCCCATCTCCATCTACAACAACTTATACTGTTACAGTAGCAGATTACTTGGGATCAAATTATTTTTATATAGATGGAGCTAGAACTCCTACTTTATCTTTAACAGAAGGACAAATATATAAATTTGATCAATCTGACAGCACAAACAGCAACCACCCATTAAGAATTTCTACAACCTCAAATGGAACTCATGCTGGTGGATCTGAGTATACAACAGGCGTTACAACAAGCGGAACTCCCGGAAGTTCAGGAGCATATACTCAGATAGAAGTTGCATCAGGAGCACCTACGCTTTATTATTACTGTAGCAATCACTCAGGCATGGGTGGCCAATTAAATACTTAATATGAGCAGTCCTTTAACATTATCAGAATTAAAAACGTTAATTCAAAACTATGTGCAAAATAGTGAAACTACTTTTGTTAATACTCTTGATGACATAATTAAAAATACAGAAGAAAGAATATTTGAATTAGTTCAGTTTGATTATTTTAGAAGAAACGTACAAGGATCCATGAGCGCTGGATCTAGATTTTTAACAGCTCCAGATGATTTTGAATTATCTTTTTCTTTATCTGTTATTGATGCCAATGGAGACTATCATTATCTAGATAAAAAACATCCCAGTTTTATGCAAGAATACGCACCAGATCCAACAGACTCAGGAGCAAGAGGCCTTCCTTTGTATTATGGTGACTTTGATAAAAACTTAAATACTGGAACAGAAGAAACAAGTTTAATTATTGCTCCAGTTCCAGACCAAAACTATACAACTGAACTTCATTATTTATATAAACCCAATTCTTTGGTTACAGACACAACTGGAACTTGGATGTCTGATCATGCTAGAAATGGATTGTTGTATGGCTGCTTAGTAGAAGCCTATATATTTATGAAAGGCGATGCTGATATGATGGGTTTATACGAAAACAGATTTCAACAAGAAATGGCTAGGCTGAAAAACAAAGCTGAAGCACGAGGAAGGAGAGACGAATACAGATACGATTCGCTTAGAACAACGGTTACATAAAGGAGAGAGAGAAAATGAAACCAATCAAGAAGCTTGAAGGTAAAACTGTGGCTATTGTCGGCATGGGCAGTAGTTGGTTCGATTATAATTTAGCAAAATCACACGGTGCACACTTTGATGAAGTGTGGGCTATCAATTCAGTAGCATCAGTTATATTTCATGACAGAGTATTTATGATGGATCCAGCGTCTAGATTCTTAGATACTGATGATGCCGGGGGACAAACTGATAGTATGTCTAAACTTCTTACAGAACACGAAGGCCCGGTTTATACATGTGAGTTAGATGATCGTTGTCCTGGCCTGGTTGAATATCCTATTCAAGAAGTATTAAGTGCATGTGGTTGTAATTATTTAAACAACACAGTTTCTTATGCAGTAGCATTTGCTGTTTGGAATAAAGTTGCAAAAATAAAATTATTTGGAATTGATTTTAGTTATAAAGGTAATTTACATTTTGCTGAATCAGGCAGAGCATCTGTAGAGTTTTGGTTAAGCAAAGCTATGAACCAAGGCATTCAAGTTGAGGTTGCGCATACAAGTTATTTGCTTGACACAGCAGTTCCCGCAGATGAAAAGCTTTATGGTTATCATAGGCTAGATGATCCTTTGGTTGTTATTACAGATGAGAATGGAATATTGATTGCTAAAAAAAGAAGTCAAGTTGTTCAATACAAACAAGAACAAGAGCCTGTTTTGATGGACAGGAATGACAGCCACCTTAAAAAAAATAAAGTAGGAGAGCCTAACAAATGGTAATGAGTTATAAAGCTGGTCCAGAGCTAGGAGTAATAGAGGTTCATACAACAGATGAAGGAGGACACTCTACTGAGTTTTGGGCAAAGCGTTGTATAGAAAAAATGATTCATGTTAGTGATGATGCGCCTGAAGAAATAAAAAAACAGGTTCAGACCTACAAAGACAATATAGAAAAACTTATTGAACTATATATGCAAAATGCTATAAAATCTGATAGGATTACAATTAATAATCAATTAGATAAAGCAGGCTTAAAAGAGGCTGCCGATTTAATTAGGAAACTATAATATTATGGCAATTACATCAACACTTACAACCAGCTTTAAAAAAGAGCTTCTTCTTGGCAATCATAATTTTGCTACCAATGGAGATGCGTTTAAATTAGCTTTGTATACTTCATCAGCTACTTTAGGAGCTACCACAACTTCTTTTACCACTACAGGTCAAGCATCTGGTACTAACTATTCTTCAGGTGGAGGAACTTTAACTAAAGTTGCACCTACAAGTTCTGGTACTACAGCTTTTACTGATTTTGGTGATTTGACTTTTAGTACCGCTACTATTACTGCTAGAGGGTGTATGATTTATAACAGCTCTGACAGTAATAAATCAGTAGCAACAATTGACTTTGGTGGCGATAAAACATCTACCGCTGGAGACTTCACTATTGTATTCCCAGCAGCAGCAGCTTCTACAGCGATTATAAGAATCGCCTAGCCTTAAATGGCTATCATTAACGGTTGGGGTCGAGGCACCTGGGGGCAATTAACCTGGGGCGAACCCATTCCCGTTACCCTTTCAGCGCCTTCAGCGGCAACATCTGCTTTAGGTACTGTATCCGTTGTAGCTAAAGCAAAAGTATTACCTAGCGGTCTATCAGCAACAGCTACTAATGGCGGTCTTGCAGTAGAAGCGGGCGGTCAAATCGGAGTTAATGGATTTGCTGGCGTATCAGCGGTTGGAACCCCGACAACTGTATCTACTAACAATATTAGCGTAAGTGGGCTAGCGGCCACATCTGCTCTAGGTGCGCCTGGAGTAAACGGTCAAGCTGTAGCATCAGTTGCAGGACTAACATCAACTCTTGGCTCAGTATCAGTAGATGTAGATGGTGAGGCTAATGTTGCAGTTACAGGCGTAGCAGGAACAAGTGCTATAGGAACAGCTAGCACCATTACAGATAATAGATTTAATGTTAATGATCTTGTTGCTCAAATGAATGGATCTGATCCGTTTGTTAATCCAACGGTAGCAGCCAAAGCAAATATTTCTATTACAGGCGTATCAGCTACAGGAGAACTAGGCCATATATTTAAATGGCAAGATATTGACGAATCCCAGACGCCTAATTGGACAGACGTAGCTGCATAATTTAATATACAATAAGCAATTTAAAATGGCATAATAAATGCTCAGAGGTAAGAAATGGCAACTTATGTAAATAATTTAAGACTCAAAGAAATCGCTACAGGTGACGAAAGCGGAACTTGGGGTACTTCTACAAATACCAACTTAGAATTAATTGGTGAAGCTCTCGGTATAGGTACTGAAGCTATTACCACCAACGCAGATACTCATACAACTACAGTCGCAGATGGATCAGCAGATGCTGGTCGAGCCATGTATCTTAAATATACAGGCACGTTAGATTCAGCTTGTACGATTACGATTGGTCCAAATACTATGAAGCGAGTTCAAATAATTGAAAACGCTACGAGTGGATCTCAAAATATTATTATTTCACAAGGCTCAGGAGCTAACGTAACTATTGCTGCTGGCAAGGTGGCTATAGTTCAATTAGACGGAGCAGGTGCGGGAGCAGCAGTTTTAGATGTGCTTACCGATTTACAACTTTCCGACAGTTTAACTTTAAATGGCCCAACGCTAACGATAGGTGATGCAACAGCCGAAGATACTAAAATAGTATTTGACGGTAATGCTCAAGACTACTATGTAGGACTTGATGATAGTGCTGATGATTTGGTTATAGGTCTTGGTTCAGCAGTAGGTACAACTCCTGGTATTTCAATAGATGAAAACCAGTTTGTTACTATGCCTAAAAAAGTTACAGCTTCTACTTCAGCTAATATTAGCCAAGTAGCTATTACCTCAAGCTCTAATGCAGTAGCTTGGGACGCAAGAGCTGCCGCAAACGCATATCATGTTACAACTGAGAACACCACGTTTTCGGCCCCCAGTAATGCTGTAGAAGGTGCAATTATTTCTGTAGAAATAGCACAAGGCGGTACAGCCAGAACAATCGCTTGGAATACTGTCTTTGAATTTGCTGCCAGCACAGCTCCCACGATTACAGCTACAGCCAACAAAACAGACATTCTATCATTTAGATACAACGGATCAGTTTGGCAAGAAATCGGTAGAGTTCAAAATCTAGCACAAACCTAATATGGAAACGCTACAGCGTACAGCAAATAGAGGAAGCCTATCTACTGGGTATGAGATTGATAACTCTTGTAAGTTTGAAGCGTCTAATGATGAAGCCATAGTTACTACTAACCAAGCTTCAGGTAACCAAAGAACTATGACATTTAGTGCTTGGATTAAAAGAACCAATGCTATCACTTCTGTAGCAGAGTATATTTTTGGTGCAGGCGAAACAGTCATGAGATTCAATACCTCTGAAGCGTTACAACTTTACACAACAAGCTCAACATATTTAGAAACAACTCAAGTTTTTAGAGACACAGCAGCTTGGTATCATTTAGTATGGATTATGGACACAACAGACTCCACAGAAGCAGATAGAAATAGAATTTATGTAAATGGCAGTAGGGTTACATCTTTCAGTAACGCATCCTATCCAACACAAAATACTGATTTAAACTTAGGTGGTCAAGGAACAAGTTCAAACTGGCTACAACTTGGAAGATGGTATGCTGGTGGTAGAGAATTTAATGGCTATATGGCAGAAGTTCATTATCTAAACGGAACAGTTGCAGAACCATCAAATTTTGGTGAAACTGATTCTGATAGTGGTATTTGGATTCCTAAAGAATATACAGGTGGCAATTATGGAACTCAAGGGTTTTACTATAAGTTTGACGATTCTTCAAACATGGGAAAAGACTCAAGTGGTGAGGGGCATGATGCCAATAGTTTAGCTAACATCACAGCAGCCGACCAATCAACTGACACACCTACTAATAATTTTACTACTTGGAACACAATAAGAAGATACAATCAAGGCACTACACTTATTAAAGATGGCGGAACTGTAGTAGAGAATAATTTTTCAGGCGGTTTCAGTTCTGTAAATAATAATATAAGGTTAGGAAAGGGTAAGTGGTACGCCGAATTTGAAGTTTTAGAAAGTGGTAATTATTTGATGAATGGAAATGTAGATGCTGATTATATTGATGAAAGCCTTAATGGTGATTTTTACTTAGGTTCATTATCTAATAAAAAAGCGGGAGCAGGATACTACTCATCAGGAACTACTGGCAATGATGCTATTTACTACGAAGGAACTTATACAAGTTCAGGTGTTACAACTTCAGCAGGAGATGTGATAAGCGTTGCTATGGATTGTGATAACAATAAAGTTCATTTTGCTGTAAATGGAAGTTGGACAAATAGTAGCGACCCTGCCAATAATACCAATGGTTTTGCAATGACTGATGCTGAACAATATTTTGCTTTGGCTTCTATTGGGGATAAAGACTTTAAATCTAACTTTGGTGGTTATACAGCAGATACAATCTCAAGTGCAGCGACAGATGCCAATGGCTACGGAACTTTTGAATATGCACCACCATCAGGCTTTTACTCTTGCTGCACGAAAAATCTTGCAGAATACGGATAATTAATTATGGCTTATACAACAATAGATGATCCATCAGCACATTTTCAAGTTTTTACTTATACAGGTAATGGTTCACATCCTAGAAACTTAACAAATGATGGTAACAGCGATTTAAAACCTGACTTAATATGGACTAAAAATTTAACAGACGATGGTACCAACCATGTATTAGCTAATTCAACAATGGGTTTTGATGCTCCTAATTCACCAAGTGCAGGAGGACAACTAGCCACTGATTCAAGTGGTGGTGTAAATACTCCAAATGCAACTTATGGTTATGTATCTGCAGCTTTGACAGATGGTTTTACAGCAGCAGCAGGTGGAACTAATGGTGATACTTGCAATGCAAATGCTAAAGAATTTGTAGCATGGCAATGGAAAGCTAATGGTGGCACAACTTCTAGTAATACAGATGGTAATATTACTGCAACAGTACAAGCAAATCCTAGTGCAGGATTTAGCATTGTATTTTATACAGGTAATGGAACACAAACAGGAAAAACAGTAGGGCATGGCTTGGGTGCTGTTCCCAAAATGATTATCTCTAAAGATAGAGATGGAACATCCAATGTACCAACTTGGCGTTGTTATCACGAAGCAATTGGTAATACTAAATATTTACAAATGCCCCAAAATGATGCAGCATCAACTTTTAATGATTGGGATGATACAACTCCAACATCTTCAGTTTACTCAGTAGGTGGTGCAGGTGGTTATACTCCAACAAATACAAATAATACAGAATATATAGCTTATGTTTTTGCAGAGGTACAAGGTTTTAGTAGAATTGGAACTTATCCAGGAAACAATAATGCAAATGGTCCATTTGTTTATTGTGGATTTAGACCTGCTTGGATACTTATTAAAAAAACAAGTTCTGCAGGAGATTGGAGATGTTGGGATTTTAGAAGAGGGGTAAATGGTGCAACAAACAGAATACGATTAAATGCTACAGATAACCAAGATGCTGGTGCTGACCATCTTGAAATTTTAAGTAATGGATTTAAATTAAGAAGCACAAGTTCTTCTTCAAATAGTAGTGGAGATTTTATATTTCTTGCATTTGCGGAAAATCCATTTGTAACATCAACAGGTATACCAACAACAGCTAGGTAAAATAATTAATTTGAGGTAAAATAAAATTATGTGGGCATCAGTAGATACAAGCGATAACGTAACCAAGGTTTATACAAGACCAACAGCCATTACTTATGGGGATGTAAATTATCCGCAAAATGTAATGTCTTCTTGGTCAAATGCTGAATTAGCAACGATAGGAGTTTACCCAGTTTTTGAGGATACAAGCAATTACCAAGACCCTGCTTACTATATCAATACAGACGAAACTTTTACTTATTACGATAGCGTAAGTGTAAGCGGTATAACGTATACAAAAACAGTCGTAGGAGCTTACGGAACAGCAACGCCTAAACCTTTAAATGACACAACAACAACCGATCCTGCTACTGGTGAAACAACAACAAGCCCAGGCTTAAAATCAAACGCTATTACAACTCAACAAAATCAAGCTTATGGCTTATTACAACCTAGTGATTGGTATGTGGTGCGTAAGTCTGAAAATGGCGTAGCTATACCTACTGACTGGGATAACTGGAGGGAGTCAATAAGGACTACTTGCCAAAGCCAAGTAACGATGATTAACGCTTGTACAACGGTTCCTCAGCTACAGGCTTTGTATGTGTATAACGATGCAACGCCACCAGTTAGACCGTTACCTGAGTTCCCACCTTCACCTGACGAATCTTCATAGGAGTAAATTATGGATATATTAATACCATTAGCAATAGTAGTAGTAGTTTTAGCTTGGTCTGTAAAAAGATTCAAACCTGAGATTTGGAATAAAGTTACATCTAAATTTAAGCGTTGAATGAGATTGTCAAAGCTATTGAAACCATAGGAATACCAGCAGCAGGAGCAGTTGGTTTAGGTTATTTAGTTTGGACTCTTTTTAAATCTCTTATAGCAGACATCCACAAAAAACTTGATACGCAACATGCCATGATAGTGGCTCTAATAGATCGTATCCGCCAAATGGATAACGATATGATTCGTATTGACGCTATGGTTAGAGCGGCCATGAATCTACCACCTGATGTAAATCGTATAGCTAGATCTGACGGTAAAAAAGATACTAGAAAAGATTAGTTTTTTTAGTATATAATTCTTAAATGAACGCCAAATCAAGACCAACAACCGCAGATGTAGCTGCAAACTTGCACGCACATGAAGTAAAATGTGAAGAGCGTTGGAAGACTATATTTTCTGAAACTGCTGATATTAAAAGAGAAATGTCTGATATCAATCAAACTATGAAAATGGCCACTTTTGGAGTGTTTGGTTTTATAGGCGCTTTAATAATTGCTGTACTTTCAGGAATGTTTCCAGTTAGTTAATCGTATGTTTAACAGCAACGACAAGCTGTCTCCTCACTTTAGATTGCGTGAATTTGAAAAGTCTCAAATTGCAGATCGTTTCAAAATAGATAATACTGTTAAAGATGAAGAAGTTTACAACAAACTTATACTCTTATGTGAAAACGTACTGGAGCCTATACGCGTTCATTATGGCATACCTTTTTCTCCTAACAGTGGTTATAGGTGCCTTGATCTCAATAGAAGACTGGGAAGTTCAGACAAATCCCAACACACTAGAGGGCAGGCATGTGATATTGAGATCCCAACCGTATCCAATTATGAGCTTGGGATATGGATCAGGGACAATGTGGAGTGCGATACTGTTCTCTTAGAGTTTTATCAAGAAGATGTACCATCAAGTGGATGGGTGCATGTTTCTTATATCAGCAAAGACAATAATAGGAATAGGGCATTAAAATTTGATGGTAACCATTACACTACATTATGAATATAGATGAGCAAATGAAACGGTCTCATACAATTGAGATCAATCATAACGAATCAAAAACTTGGTATAACTTAGCTGAGGGTTTTGATAAATGGCGAGTCTTTCCTAGATTGCTTATTACTTTATATGGTTATGCTTTTTATAGAACTATAGAATGGTTTATGACCTTGCCTGACCCAACCAACGCACAATCAGCATTTGTTTCTGTAATCGTAGGCGCAGGTGCAGCTTGGTTTGGTTTGTATGTTGGAGGTAGCGCAAGAAAATGATAGATAAATTAATTGGTCCAGTTAGTAATATCTTAGATAAGTTTGTTGCTGATAAAGATCTAAAACAAAAACTAGAACATGAATTATTAATATCTATTCAAGATGCTAATCTTGCTCAAATCAAAGTAAATCAACAAGAAGCAGCGCATAAATCTATATTTGTTGCTGGCTGGAGGCCTTTTATTGGTTGGGTATGCGGAGTATCTTTAGCTTATCACTTTATATTTGCACCGCTTATAGAATGGATTTTAGTTTTATCTGGTAATACTGTAGACTTGCCAGAGTTTGACTTCTCGCAACTGTCCACTATAGTAATGGGAATGCTTGGACTAGCGGGTGCTAGATCATATGAGAAAACAAAAGGCGTAAGTCGAGAAAAATAAAATAAAATGTCTGAGTCCTCTGCTAGAATATCATTAGCAGGAGAATATCTAGCGGCATCATACTTGCTGAGATATTGTGACTCTGTAATACCTACACCTCCGGGACACAAAGCAGACCTTATTCTTGACCACGATAACAATCTTTACAGGGTTCAAGTAAAGACTACCAATACTGTATATGTAAGAAGAGACAACGATTATTATCGTTGGGAATTGCGTACAAGTAAAAGAACTGCTAATAACATTCGCCAAAATAAAGTGGTAAGATATGGAAATGGTCAAATCGACATGTTTTGTTTTGTTGCTTTGCCAATTAATAAAGTGTTTTTTGATGCGTATGATGGTACAAAAAATTTAACTGAAGTATCTAAAAGCATTAAAAGTTTAAATAAAATAGATTCAAGGGATTCTTTGCTTAAAGCTTTGTTAAAGATAAACAAAACACCAGAGCTAAGTCCTTTAGGTAAAACAGATTAATAGAATATGCCTTTAACAAAACTTACATTTAAACCCGGCATCAACAAAGAGATGACGGACCTTATGGATAAAGGCGGTTGGGCTGATGGTAATCTTGTTCGCTTTAGAAAAGGCTTGCCAGAAAAAATAGGTGGCTGGACTAAAAATAGTTTAAACACTTTCTTGGGAGCTTGTCGCGCCATGCTTGGCTGGGTTTCTTTATCTTCTACTAAGTTTCTAGGCATGGGAACCAACCTAAAATACTATGTTAAGGAAGGAGCTAACTTCAATGATGTTACTCCAATAAGATCTACAACCAGCGCTGGTGATGTAACGTTTGCTAAAGTGGGAACTGGAGATGCAACCATTACTGTAACTGATACAGCTCATGGAGCTGTGGCTAATGATTTTGTAACTTTCTCTGGGGCAGCATCTCTTGGTGGTAATATTACTGCTGCTGTGCTTAATCAAGAATATCAAATAGCAACTATTGTAAATGCTAACTCTTATACAATAGAGGCTAAAGATACTAGCGGCGATCCAGTTTTGGCCGCAGCTGGAGACAGCGGTAATGGTGGTGGATCTACAGTAGGAACCTATCAAATCAATACAGGTCTAAATGTTTATGTTCCATCCACAGGTTGGGGTGTGAGCACATGGGGATCTAGCACATGGGGTTCAGCGGCAGCGGCAAGTTTTGCTAATCAACTAAGATTATGGTCGCATGACGCATTCGGTGAAGATTTGGTTATCAATCCAAGAGCTGGCGGTGTTTATTATTGGGATACATCTAGCGGAACATCAACTAGAGCAGTAGATATTACATCTTTATCAGGAGCTAATCTTGCGCCAACTAAAGGCTTGCAAACTATTGTTAGTGATATTGATCGTCACGTTATTGTTTTGGGTGCAGATCCTATTGTTGGCAGCGCTAGAACAGGAAGCGTAGATCCTTTGCTTGTAGCGTTCAGCAGTCAAGAAAGTTTAACAGATTGGGAGCCAACAGCCACCAATACAGCAGGAGATATAAGACTGTCTTCAGGCTCTCAAATAGTTGGCGGCTTAAGAGCAAGACAAGAAATACTTATTTGGACTGATACATCTTTATATTCTATGCAGTTTGTTGGTGCTCCATTTACATTTGGCGTTAACCTAATTAATGAAAATGTTGGCATGATATCTCCTAATGCTGCTATCAATGCACCTAATGGCGTCTATTGGATGGCCCGAGATGGCTTCTATAAATACGCAGGAGCTGTTGAAAGGGTTACCTCTAGTGTTCTTAATTATGTTTTAGATGATTTAAATACAACACAATCATTTAAAATATTCGGCTTTAGCAACAAAGAGTTTAATGAGATAGGATGGTTCTATTGTTCTGGAAGCAGTGATGATATAGATAGATACATTACTTATAATTATTTAGAAAACGTTTGGAGCATAGGAGAGTTATCAAGAACAGCTTGGTTAGATGAGGGAATATTTGACAATCCACTGGCAACAGAAGGTTCAGGGAACAGCAGCATTTTATACAATCACGAGACTGGCTCAGATGCAGACGGTGTCCCAATGGACAATGTCTTTATTGAATCTGGTGATATCGATATTGACGAAGGTGAGCAATTTGGTTTTGTAAGCAGAATTATTCCTGACGTTAAATTTTTTGGATCCACCCCTACAAGCGGCCAAATAAATTATGTTTTAAAATCTAGAAACTATCCGGGCGAAAGTTTAACAACGAGTTCAACCAGCGATGTTACCAGCTCTACCACACAAAACTTTGTAAGAACCAGAGCAAGACAAATGGTGTTTAGAGTACAGTCAGATGATGATGCAGACACAGCAGTACGCACTGGATTTAAGTGGAGACTAGGAGCTAATAGATTCGATATTAGAACTGATGGCAGAAGATAATGGCAAAGCTTCTTGATAGTAGGTTACCATTAGCATTAACTGAGGTTGATGC